GCAAGAGAATTCTTGGAACGGTAAGGCACTTATAACGATCTGATTCATTTTTTAAAGAAGCTGATAATGCCCTTAAGCAAGCTCGGTTTTACCTGAGCTTGTCCGGTGTTCACCTTATTAGCCGATGTAGCTCGCTTGGGTGAATAGGAGGTTTTCTGCTGGCTTAGATTGACTGATACGATCTCAACAAAAGACGCGTGTACAGTCAGCATACAAGCGCCCGTCGTTTGAGTTCGTGAGAAGTCGTAGTGATCGAGCGCCATATTTCGCCAAATCTTGGCTGGACTAAATATCGTGCAGGTATCGGTACTATTTAATCGCTTGTCGAGCATTGCCAGCGCCAAAACCTGAATCGCGTAATTACCGTTAAATAAAAACTCAACGTTAACGCGCTCAGGCTCTCGCACGATATTAAACGCCGCAAGCTGTCCGTTTTCTATCGGTTCTGTCGGAACTTTCGAGGATTTATCCGCGTCAATCGCGCCGATAGAGGTGTATGGAACGAACGGCAGCAGGTTATTGCCTACTACTGCCCAGCTAATCGACATTACAGAGTTTAGGCTTGCCATTTAATCTCCACCTTGACGATATCCGCTAGCTGAATTTTGCAACATGTCCTGATAATCACCCATACCTTCTGTTACGCCTCGATGAGTCGCATCCTTAACGGCCTGAGGATCGGCGTTACCTTGGATATTAATGCTGACATCCGTTTTCATCGGCGCATTAATAACCGGAGAAGCGGCCTTAGGAACGATCGATGCTGCGGCGCCGGCCTGAGCCCCCGGAGGTGTTGTAACAGGTGCCTTCTTATCGTCACCTAACCCGAACCATCCGCCCACGGTGTCAATAGATTTAGAGGCCCAGTCAGGTAATTTCCAATCGGTGAAAAACTTCATTTTGTCTTCCAGCCATTTGAAAATTCTTTTGCACCCGGATTCAATGTCCTCCCACGCCTTGATGAAGTTATCCTTCATCTTTGGGACGGTATTTATCAGGTTCGCAATATCTTTCGCCAAATCTCCGATAAACCCTACGACAGCCGTGATCGCCGCCACAACCACGTCCCCGAAGGCCTGCAGGAACATGTCTTTGAGCGGCGAAAGTTTGTCTAAGAGGTCTGAGATTGACTTCCAGGCGTCCTGAAACGACTTTCGGATTCCTTTGATTTGATCGTCTGTATAACCTACAGATTTCAGGAAATCTTCAAATACGCTCGGTCCGCCTTTGGCGAAGACAATTAAGTCATCGATAGCCCCGGCAAGCAGGAGAACTCCTGCAATAAGAAGACCAATCGGACTGGCTAGAAGACCGAGCAGCTTGCCCGCCATCATGAGGGCAGATTTAGGCCCAAACGCCAATGCCGCGGCTGTAGCAATACCGGTTAAAGCGATTTTGATGAATTGGCTATGCTCTCCGATAAACAGTGACGCATCACCGAAAATCTTAACCGCCTTTTCAACCCACGGGATAAAGAACTTTGCGAACTGATTGCCGATGTTTTGAATCGCCATTCCGGTAACTTGCCACGAAATTTTGAATCGGCGAGCGTTTTCAGCGTCTTTAGGCGTTAGTGCCAGCTTGCGATATGTCTCAACCAGCTCGCCCATCTGTTTATTGTTTTGCAGAAAAACGGCCGCGCTTTCACGTGTCAATCCGAGATATTTCAGAGCGTAGTTCGCCTGGGCGCCGGTCATGCCGTTGAGCTGTTTTCCCATGCGAAGAAAAACCTCTCCGCTAGCTCCTGTGCGCTCAGTAAAGGCTTGCATGGCCTGAGTAAAAGCCTCGGCGCTTCCTCCTGCTGCTACGTTCGCTTTTCTCCATGCATCAATCTCGGACACATTTATCCGGACTTTTTTAGAGATGTCGTCGAGCTTGGAGCCTTCATCTATGTAATTGCCAAACATGAATTTGGCACCAAACATAGCAGCCAGCGGAGCGGCGTAGCTTTTGATGGCGGTAAATACTCGCTTGGCTACTGAATCGAGCTGAGAAAGCGATTTTGATGCATCCTTTGAGGCCTTAGAAACATCCTTCCCTGCTTTCTTACCACTAGTTCCGACATTTTCTAAATCTTTAGAGGTTTTCTTGGCGTTTTGAGCCGTTTCATTTAACGCGCCTGAAACCTCTTTGATGCCGTCCGAGCCCTCTCCCAGTGCGTCAAGTTTTTCTCCGGCTGATTGAGCGTATCCGAGCAACTGATTCAGTTTGTCGGATAAGACTTCAAAAAACTTGATTACGTCATTGGAATTGACGGATACATCAATAACTAAAGAGTCGGTTGTTTTGGCCATGATGTCATGCGCTCTTTTGCGCTACCCACGAGTTGTAATTTTTAATTAGCAATGCCTCGTCTAATGCGTAGGCATCTTCTAGCGTTAGTTGAGTTTGTAGTTCGACTAATGAGGCCATTCCGCCCATGACCAAACGAGACATTAGAGGCGTGAGTTGAGTAGTGACTGCCACGCCTCGAACTTTCGCGCAATCTGCTAAGAACTCTGCTCTGCGGGGTAGAACTGGCGGATCAAGTCGGGAAAAAAACCGAAATTCGCCTTGAAACTTTCGATCCTGAGTTTGAGAATGGTCAACGGGCTGGAGATATAACCATCGGCATCATCAAAAGAGAATTTAATCTCACTTTTTCCGTCCACTTTGTAGACCTCAGAAAGCAATTCATCTAATAGAGCCTTAGCTTCAACGTGTGGAACGCTGACAAGCGCTTTGATCACGTCTTTGTATCCCATTTCGCTCTCGATATCGAGATTTTTCCCCGTCATCAAGGCAATCCGAATCATCAGGTCTTCGGATTTAGTTGCAGGGAATGGGTAAATCTTGAAGGTCAGCTGATTGCCGCCATCTTCCAATTTAATAATTTTCGGTTCCTTCATTACACGCGCTCCATTTTTTCAAAGTGGAATACCCAAGTGGTCGGAGCCAGAACTTTATTCAAGGCTGGCATAGGATTAGCCGTCTGCAAAACTCCGTTTGAGAATTGATAGGTTTTGCCGATCGACGGGATTTTGATTGTCAGGTTGCAGATATAGAGCTGTTTATTCGCGCTCGTCGCCTCCTGCAACGTAGAAAATGCTGTAGCAGACGGAGAGTTAGCCTCTAGAGTGATGGTTACCGGATAAATGTTTGGCGTTACACCCGCGGACATATTACCGTCAACGCCCATGCGGGTCTCGGCAATTTGCTGAGAATCAGCAACGATAGCGGCGTCGGTTGAAAACCGCTCCAATTTAATCCCGTTCGGATATAACTCTTCAATCGTCATCACTGCTGACGCATTGGCAGATGTGATGTCTAAATTTGGTCTAGGCATTTTTATTTATTCCTAAAAGAAAAACCCGCCATTACGACGGGTCTTTTCGGTTGTGAAAATTTGGTTACATGACTGCGGTGAGTGGCATTTCGATTCGTTGAATGCTGCCGGCATACGTATACCAAAGTCCTAAACGCGGGCTTCCTCGTTGAGTTCTTACGTTCGCGGATGGAGATTCGATCAGATACCAATACCCTTTAGAGTACAAATCTTGCTGGATCGTTGGATTCGCCGTTTCCGTGAGTAATTGCTGAACCTGAGAGGTAGATAACGCAAGGCCTGTATCAATCACGCCGTTCCGTTTAGCTTCATTGATCGGGTCAAGTAACCAAGCCTCAACATAAGCAAATCCGACTGCGTTATACGGTGCACGATTGATCGAAGCGAACCCGTCCATGATCTGACGCTGGATTCTTGCCTTGAACCAAATCATGCCGTAGAGTGCGTCAATCCACTGATAAATACCGGATATGAGACAGCCGCGGTTAATGAAGTCAAACTCGGCGTTACGAGTGGCAAACGCGCCAACGTAGTTAACTCTAAGATCATCCAAGGCCTCAGAGACTTCATCGGACAAAACAGAGGCTTTAATACCGGAAGCCGACTTTGCAAACCAAGTCTTAATGCCTTGAATTGCCGACCAATCGATAGATGCACCGACCGCAAGGAAAGCCGCGGTTTCCTGAGCGGTACCGTAGACCATCGCCAAACAGTTGTAATTATTCTCAGCCAGCTGAGCCGCTTTAGTCGTAGCCTGCGTGCTCTGATTCGTCATTTTGCTATCTGTAGACCAATCAAAGTACACATAATCATCATCGATATCTGCCCATGCAGCCAGCGCAGAGGCCTCATCAAGCTCAGTGCTGTAGAGCGTCGTAAAACCAACCCAATTACGTGAAACCGTAGTAATCAGGTTCATATTTTGAGCGGCCGTTAAGGCATCCGTGCCCTGCGATAAAACGGCGCCGGCGCCACTGGTCAATCCGAGAAGCGCAGATACGTCGGTGCCGGTACTAGCGCTCGTAGCGAGGGAAATAGAGGCTGCATCGCCTGTTTCCGTTGTCGTGAGAATGATTGCGTTTTGATCAGAGTTGTATGCACCTGATACGGCCCCAATAGCCGTAGCCAGCTCAGCAGCTACATCGCTAAAAGATTTCGCACTGGAGAAGTCGAGATTAACGACTTCTTTTTCCGTGCCGTTAACTGTAATCGTTAGGGAGCCTGCAGTAATCGCCGTTAACTCAGACAACTGAGCAGAGATCGGAGCGGATTTAATCCATGCGGCGGCGTCTTCATTTATACGACGGGCAATAAACAAACGGCTTACGGCCCTTTGCTGATTATTCACGCCGGAAAAATATTGATTAGCAAAATCCGCCTCGGGGGATTCTGCGCCGAAATAATTTCCTACAGAAGCAGCAGTTACAAATTCAAGCGCTGGCGTATCTGCAGGAATTAAAGCGTTCTGAGTTAACAAAAGGCCGTTGGTTTCAAGATCGGCACTACCTGCGCTTACCACTCTCGGTGTGATAGAAACGAGTCGCGATGCATTGATTGACATGTTTTTCCTCAAATAAAAAAGCGCCCGAAGGCGCCGACGATATTTTTAGTGGCTAAGAGCCACACATGAAACTCATTTATTGAATATGTCCTTTACAGCCTTAATCGCTTTTGCAATCACCCACACTGCGAGTCCGTAACCGATTAGGTAAACGGGAAGAGCTGCATATAAAGGAACGGCAGTGACCATGGTTAGGGCCTCCGCTAAGTCGTGTAAAATGTTCATATTGACTGATTCTCTTGCAATCAGTTAACTCAAACCCCGCTCAGCTACCGACTGAACGGGGTTATTTTTTCATAAAATTCTTATTCCTAGGACTGACATCTTGACTGTCTCATCTTCTTGATGTAGCCTCCCTTCTGTAGGTCGAAGCAAAGACTGTGTCCCGTGTAAATTCGCCACGGAGTCCTTCGAGGGCAGTAATAGAACAGCGTCTTCGGCCTTTTCTTCTTCTAACAGTCTGCAAACTATTGTCTTTAGATCTAGCTATTGTTAAAATCTCACCCAGATTTTTCAGGCGGCCTGAGGGAAGTCGGTCCTTGACCTTCCTAGAGGGCCTGAAATTAAAAACCCGATGAACTCTAGCTCTGTGAAGACCATCACCTAGATAAGTCGGGTTTTCTGTTCTCAGCTCCGGATTCTTACAATCTCATAACTTTCCGGATTGAATGAATCTTTTGCGTGCTTGATTGGAACCACCGAGTGTTTTTGTTTCTTGACAAAGCCTTGGTTCCTTGAGTTTCCAACGTTGTAAATCTGTTTTTTTTCATCCTTTGGACTGTCCTTCTTTCGGCTTATGTCGACACTAAACACGACTTTCGATCCCTGATAGGGAAGCTTTTTATAAATCGTTATGAAATCGCGATCCCCATGGTGGGTCCGATCGTTAGACCATTTTGTTTTAACACCTTCGGAAAGAATCGTTTGAAGCTTTGACATTCCAAAGAGTTGACGCTGGGCAATTTCTTTTCTCTTTTTGGGATTGACTTTACCCTCTCCCGTATAAAGGTACTTTCCACTCTCGAAAACAAAATTTTTCCCAAGAATCACCTTGTCCGCCCCTACGTCAGGGAGACTGACAGGGTATGAACCCTTTAAAGATTGAGCCGCTTCTTTAAGAACTGCTCTAGGATTTTTCCCTCGATCAAGGTCTCGAGTGAAATCATCCAATTTAAATTTTTTATTTTGCTGAGACGCTTCAATCTTTCCGCCAGCTTTCCCGGATAATGTTCCATTCTCATCAACCGGGATATGAGCCCCTTTTACTGTGATCCACTTGGACGCATCCTGTACCCTACTCGGATTTGTGGCATAAATCCTTCCTAATCCGTACGCTATCCCTAGTTTGAAGGCGTACCCCAACGTAAAGGCAAGTTGCTCATTCATTGTTTTTCCTTCGGCGGGTAGCTCACATCAACGTTTTTCAGATCTAGATCGAGATCATAAAAATAGTCTACTGAGGTCCTAACTTGGCTTTCGAAACTTAAATGAATCGTTAACGTCGAACGTCTTACATACGAATCCGAATCGCCTACAAACGTGGCATCCCTCGGATCGTCTGCATACAGCAACGAAATACCGCGGTCGTTAAAGAACTGAACGCCTGCCGTCGATCGGGCAACTGTTTCGAGGGCCTGCGCTCTCAACATAGCGTTAATGCCGTCATTGCCGTTCGTTGTGACAGCGTAACAATCAATCTGAACAATGACCTCTGTCGTATTGCTCAAATATAAGTAGTCGTTACCGTCCGTTTTCTCCCACCGCTCCGAGTTTGTACCATGTCGGACACTCGATAGATACGAAAAAACTATGTAGTCATTGTTTTCCGGAAGAGCGATATTGTTCTGATTGCCGTAAAAAATGGCAGATTTATCAATTACCGGAGCAGCGAACTGAGCAATAAACTCGAATAAAGCGGCTCGAAAATTAGGAGTGAGATTCACTGTCTCCATCATCAAATTTAGGCGCGGATACCCCTGCCTTTTGGCAGAGGAGGTAGCACCTTCTCCGTTTATGATTAGTGTTGGGTAAGACAATACTCTCAAGTTTTGTCTTCTCGGTCTTTCGACCGGTTGTGATCCTTCGCCAATGTTGGAAGAGGTTTCAAGCCGACAGCACCGCTCCTACCTCTCAGAGCTTTTAACCATCGGCCGCAGAGCGCGGGACTAGGATCTGCATCCCGCGGTGCCTGTACATTCCCAACCAACGTAGTCCGCCAAACGACGGCCTGAGGCTAGTCAACTAGAGGCTTTTTTAAGCCTCGGCCTTTAGGACGAGGTAGTTGACCGTTTTCGCCCTCCTTAATATTTAACGTGATCGGCGTTTGCTCAAACGTACACCGCACGCATTCCCATCCGGCATCCGAAAAATCTTCTAAAACTGCAGTGATCAACCAATAGCCGCCCTTCGAATCTTCGATGTAATCGCCGGTCCTCGCGAGAGGTCTGTATTGAGCCCATGGGCGTGTTTTTCGGTCGTTTGAGGCATAGAGGTACAGCTTACGAATAATTGTGTTCTGACCCGCCAAATTTGCATGATCCAACGCAGCGTCACCTTCGCTCTGGAAATTACCGAGAATGTTTTCAGCCGGAGCGTAAAACGCGGTCATGATCCCGTTCTCGTTTTCCTGTCCAATCGAACGATAAATTTTTAGCTCTGCATCTGCATAGTTTTGATTTATCGCGCGTCGGACAATGTCATGTAGATTTAGCATGTTAAGAATGGATTTTGTAAGTAATACTCTTTTCTAAAACACCGGTACGCATGAGTGCTTTATCAGTTGTCGTGTTGCTTACCGCTGCCTGTCCTTTTTGCTGGCGCTTAGCTTTCTCAGTTTCTCCCATGGCGTCCAGCATAGCCATCGTCAACGGAGAACGTTTTGGAAAAGGATTAGACGCCGTCCCGTTATTTCTAATCGTTGCGCTGATATCAGAAGAGGCCATGATACACATGGCCTCTAACGCAGACTTTACATCATGTGTTTTCTTGAATTGAGATTCAAAAATCTTCTTCCACTCTTTATTTTTCTCGGCAAACGTCGCACGCATGAATGGGCGCGGGGGCAAATGAAGAATGGCAAAATTTTGAATCCAATTACCCTCTTTATCTTTTATCGGCAAACCCAAGACACTTGATAGATAAACATTCTGTTTGGCCGTTACCCTCTGATCCCATCCATACTCAAGATACATCCCAATGGTGGCGATATCCGGCATCATAATTCCAATTTCAGCATGGGTATTTTTATTTAGAACCGCGTTCTTTTTCAGATCGTTAAAAATACCGTGATCGGTAATTTTGATACCCATAAGCTACCCCCAAGGATGGTAATTAGAGCCTCCATAAAACCGGCCTCCGACGCGATAACGAGCCGTCATGATCCAGTACTGCGCCCCGCATCGTGTCTGCGCCCACCAGTCCCCTACGTAAGAATTCGTTTTAAGCAAATCGAACGAAGTAGAAACGGAGCCTTGAGAGGCGCTGGAAATTCTGCCTACCGGCCCCGTCATGTTTTCGTCTAGCGTTAAGAGATGGCACATAACCAAGTCCAAAAGACGCTTTCGCAAATAGACGTGGTTCTCAGGATCGTATGGCGCAAAACTGGTGCTATCTGAGTTCCCTACGAACTCTGCCGCCATACCAAAATACTCAGTAAGAAGTTCGTTCGAATATTTAGTTTCATCCGAAAACGCTGGGTATAGCGTTCTAAAATTCTCTGGATCAAAGATAACAACAGCCATAACTCTCTCTATACGTTTTTAGTTTCTTGAACTCCGACTTTGGCCGGGTCAACAGGATTCACACCATGATCAATCTCTTTTAGCTCATCAGTACGAGACTTAAATTCTTTTTCGTCTTTCATGGGAATAATGCAAGGCAATCCGCCGTTTACGCCTGTAAATGCGGCTTCTTTTCCGTGCATTTTGAGAATATTTTCCCAGTCTGCTTTATCAATCTTGAAAGCTACTGCGTTACCTCTGCCAAGAAGAATTCCCTCACTTTTAGATCGAAGAGCGTCATTAAGCCCGGGGAATACAATCGTTTTTGTTCCGCCGTCACTGCATGGAACATCATCGAATTTCAAACCGTGAGGAAGGGAAACGGCCAAAACAACAGTTGCAGCCGTTTTTGCCGCTGATTTTGTTTTTTCCGTGTCTTCAAAAGTTGAACCAACAACAGTGCCGCCCTGAGCTAATGTTGCATTTGTGTTTTTTGCAGGTCTTGCCATATTCTTAAATCTCCGTGAATGAATAAAAAGGGGACCGAAAAGTCCCCTGTTTGGCCTGAATAAAGGTTACACCCCCAGCATGGTTGCAACTAAGCTGGGTCTGCGAATGATGGAACCCCATGTGCCGCCAACGACTTTCTGTTTGAAAGAAGAGAGTTCAGGAACAACACGGCCTAAGAAGAGTTTTTCAGAGTATGCGGTAATGCCGGTCTGAACGCCCATCAGCTCGGGAACTACCATATAGAGCATTTCTCCTGCGGTAGTGCTGAGTTCGGGCAACTGAACAATTTCGAGGTTCGGGAATGACTGTTTGAGCATAGACATAGCCGTACGACCGAAACTGTTTGGCTGGGTCAAGTATGCGGCTCGTTTGTTGCTGATAGCTAAAACAATACGCATATTCTGATCGACCAGTCCCGCATTCTTTCCTGAAATCTCGATCCAAAGCTTGTTGATATCGTCGTAGACGATATTAGCGGCGCCCTCAGGGTTGGCCGCCACCTTAGTAGGCCAAGTAGATTTGCTGTTTACAGATGTCGGGGCAATAGAAGCCGGAAGATTAGGATCATTTAGCATCCCGTAAATCTTCTTGCCCGCTACTCCGTAAAGCGCGAACTTGTTATGCGCCATAGCAAGCACATAAGCCGCCGCCTGCTGTTTAGAGCCAACAAGGTTTAATTTTGCCTTCGCCGCAATCCCCGCCTCTCTATCGCCGTATTTGATGACAGTTTCAAAGAGGAAGTTTTCACGGGTCGGATATGCAAAGTTCACATCTGAAGATACATTTTCCGTGAAGTCGGAATAGGGGGTTACATCGCCTGCAAATTCTTCAACAGGGAACGTGAAGAAATTATAGGTCCAATCCCCTTTTCGCTCCTCTCCGAAAACCTTAGATGCGTTCTGGGCGCCAAATAGGATCGGAACCACGTTCGGGTCAATGAACGTCGTAAATAGCGCAGGCACGCCCACAGAAACAGGTGTCTGCAAGGCCGCGTCACGAGCGATAGAACGCGCTGCGGCCTCGTAATCAACTTTGATTTTTCCGTCTTTCGTAGAGTTAAACGGCATAAAGCCTTTAACGCCTACGCCGCCAATGCCCTTTTCTTGTGCTAGCTTGAAGTCATCCATGTTAATTTTCCTCGATTAGTTGCCACTAGCCGCTGCGGGTGTAATAGACAAGCCGTGGTTAGAGATAATGATCGTGTCATCCTTAGCGCCAGCCGTACGAACTACCCAGCCCGTATCATTTGCGGCGCCGGCGGCTCCGAATGTGATGTTTCCGGTTGTGGGATCACAAAGAACCGATTGACCGACCGTAGCAGCAGCCGGAGCAAGAATGTAGTAATCACCGCGTTCGGCGATTGTGAGCTCAGCGCCCTCGGGATAAATATCAGTATCCTCATCATAGGACGGCAGAGAAGCCGTAAAAGTACGCTCTACAAGACCTACTACCTTATCCCCTGCGGCTCCTGTTGCAGAGGCTACAGGGAATTGAACAGCCGTTGTGGAGCCCGTTGCGGCCTTAGCAAAGACGAAAGTACCGCAAGCCACGGTTCCATCGCTCAAGTAATTATGCGGCGTGTATACCGCCTGATTGAAAGCGACCTGCTGACCGGGAATGCCAATCGCAGGATAGAGATTTACTGTTTTTTGCAACATCTAAAAACTCCTATTAGTTAACTTTTTCAAGAATGGAAGTGAGCGCGGTACGTTCGTCTTTCGGCGCCGAATCGCGTGCAGTGGCCTTAGTAGAACCTTGACGACCTGCAATGTAAGCGCGGTAAGCAATTCGGGCTTGAGAGGCACTGACGCCGCCAATGCCCAATTTCTTCAAAGCGGCCAAATAAACCTGACCTGCAGAATCGTAAGCACCTAAACGAATTGCACCGACAATCGGCTTGACTTCCTCAATTGCGGTCATTTCGTCGACAAGTGCGGATTTAAGGGCTTTGAGCGAATCAGACGCTTTCACCGTTTCTTCTACCTTTTCTTCGACGCCTTTCACTTCTTCGCCGTCATCTTCGGCCTCTTTGGCCGTGAACTTGTAGCCTTCCTTGAAAGCATTTTTGACAGCGTCCGGAGCGTCATCAAGGCCGCAGGATTTCAAAGCGTCTTCAACACCCTGCAAGTAACGCTCTTCACCTTCGCGCTCATGGTCTCGATCAATGCGCTTTGGATCAGCTTTTTCGCGTTTTTCGCCATAAAGAACACCAGCCTCAAAACCATCCTTAAATGTCGGGTCCTTCATTTTTTCGTCAAGTTCGACATCGTCATCCTTGGTTTCGTTTTCAGCCGGCTTTGGAGCTTCATCGCCTGTAGCTTTTGAGTAAGCCAAATCAGACAACGTATCCTTCATTTTCTTGAGATCGTCATCGCTCATCCCCTTGCTTTTCAGCTCGTCGAGAATTTTTGCAATGGCGGCCTCTTTGTCTTCATCAGAGGCGTCTACAACATTGCCGTTTTCATCAACCTTGTGCAGGTCGATAATTTTCTGGGCGAGATCAACTTCTTTCTGCTCGGTGCCAGCGTCTTTGTTTTCAATATCTGCCATATTGATTTCCTTACCTGTATCGCTAACCTTCACGGTCGGGCCAGCTCGCCCTTTCTCAACTAGCGCCAAATGGTTAGCTCTAATTTGACGCTGTACAAAATCGTAGTGTTCCCCATCGTCCGTATCCCCTGACTTAAACTCAGGAATATATGTGTACGCTAGGGACAGCTCCTTCATGCTTCCATCATTGATACGGTTAATCGCGTCCTGATCGAAAATATGAAGAGAGTTCATTAAAAACGGGGCCTCAAAAGCCCCGTCGGTTCCGGTAGTTCCTACCCGAGTTTGTTTGTCCTCAGGCTCGCCTGAATCATCGTGATGTTCTAGGTGAATCGGAATACCATTTATCGATTTGATTGTTTCTTCGCTTGCAAGTTCTTCCGGCGGTCTGTATGCGTGATAGATCTTTTCAGGATCCAGTCCTTGAGCCTGCCAGCCTGAGATTTCACGGCCTAAATAAGGTGCCACTTGCACGCGCGTTAACGGCGAACGTTCGACGTGTAGAAAGCCATTCGCGTCAACCGTTCTCATACTGGCCGAGTCGAACGCAATACAGCGATCTTCTTTATTCATTACCTAAACCTCAAAATATGAGCTGCCCTGTCGTCAAAATCCAATGACAAACTGGACTATCGACTTAAACAAATAAAAAGCTAAGTAGCCTGCAAAAGTCCACCGAATAACAAAGAACCACTTGGGGTAGGCTCTGACAAAATCCATGACGAATCTCCTCGTCTGTTTTGATAAAATTAACTTCATGGTCGATGTTTCCCTAAGCTAATCGACTACTAAAAACCCCGCGAGTTCGTACCTCACGGGGTTTTGTTTAACTTCTTGGTTTAGTCCTCAATGACAGGACGAAAGGTACATCTGCACCACCAAAGAGACCCTGGCATAACCTTTTTGTCTACCGCCTTGTCATAAAGTCCTTCCGCGAGATTGAACGTTTTCCCGTTCATCTCTATATGCGTCGGACGGCTTGAGTACTGACCGGGAACATGAATCCAAACGCCTCTCTTAATCCCGATTCCTTCACAATTCTTTTGAAGAATTTTTTGACTGATTTTTGACGTCTGATCTATCGCTACTCGCCTAGCACGTTTCTCGGTAAAGCCTTTCGTGGCTTCCAAGGTTTCAACGATGTGGGAGTACGTGTTCTTGCCTTCGTATGCGTCTAAAAACGCCGCCCGAATGTTCCCTATATCGCTGGAATTTATGCGCGTTATAAGACTTACTGTATCGGTTACAAGCTTCGGTAATTCATCTATAGCCTGAGGCGTTATGAAAAACGATTTACGACTATTACGCATGGCCTGCCTGAGAACGGCCGCAGGAATTCCCGCGGCTGTTAACGAGGCCTTTTGGGAAACCGAAATATCAGCCGACAGGTTACGTACATACCAGTCTGCGATCTTCTGCGTTTCTTTGTCCGCTTCTCGTAACCATGACATCATGTTGCGAGCAATAAACTCATCAATATTCCGCTTGAACCGTTCAGGATCACGGAGCACAAGGCGATTGATTTTGCGCTTAATCTGCCTAAGCCTTTCACGGTCTATCGGGTCATCAGGTCTAAACGTTAATGACACGTCTTCGGCTAAGAGATTTTCCTGATCGATGTACAGCAAAATCTCATTGATAACACGACGCCTAAACGAGTTAACGAACGTCAAAAGTTTCTTCTCGAACTTCCGACTCATCGCAGGACTGGCGGCAATGCTGCGGGCCGTTTTCAATGAATTTCTCCCGATTTGTCCACGTCATCCAAATGAGGCTTGTTCTCTGGCGCCGGAGTTTCCCTCTTTGATAAAAACTCCTGCATAGGACCGTTAGTGGCCGTAGGATCATCAGTCATCAAATCACCCTCCATATCGTCAGGCAATTCATCGCCAATGAAATCTAACCCGGTAGCCGGATCACGTTTAACCGATTCACGAACCTCTTCGGCGCTGATAACGTTTCTGTCTTGAAGCACGGCCAGCATATCCACGCGGGTTTTTGCCGTCATTGCAATAGCTGCAGCGTCATCCTCACCCAGCTCATTAAACATGAAGGAAATTGAATCATCAATTTTGCCAAACTCGACAAGCTGAATGATTTTTAAACAGGTCTGAATCGCGTTCCTGTTTAATTCCTGCTTTGACTTGATATGGTCGTAATAATTACGGATATCGCTCTGACCTGTTGCGTTAAAGCCGCTCGGCGAAATACCCAAGAGTTTTACCGCAGGAGTTCGGTTAATGCTGGCTATGAATTCCAGCGACTGGCGGATAATGTCAGTCACGCCTGCAATGGTGGCGGTAATGTTTTGAACATCTTCGGTTGAATCGCAGGCAAACACAGAATCATTATCACGATACCTCTGTAGCAGCGACATTTTCCCGTCGAGCTGTTCGATACCTCCGGCATCTAAGACCTGAGCAAAATCCGTCTTGAAAACCAAAAGATTCAGCTTGTCTAAGATGTTTACACCTGCTTCCCGAGCCTTGTTCCAATGCAGAACGTAATCCCACAAAATTTGCGCTTGTGGAATTCCGAAGAAATTGTATGCAGGCTTCAGTAACTGCGGGGGCTCGTTATCAACCAGTCGCAGAAGCCGAGAGGCGTGGACTTTGCGCCCTAAAACGTACCAATGAGCGGGCCTCATGTAATCAGACTTCAACGGGTCGACAGAGTTGTACAAACCGGGTGATACGTTAATCGGGTCAATTAAAACAAATTTAACGTCGGAATCTTTCTTGATCTCAGCTGAAACGTCTGAAATATTCAACGGCAAATCCAGCTTCTCAGTTCCGGTATCGATAAAAATCAAGGCGCCGCCCATAAAGCCTACAAGCGACTGAGCACGATTGAATAGAGACCGTAGTCTGTACTTTGATTCCTGCAGGTCTTGTAGCTTGTCGATTGCTTCATTCTCAACGTCATCGCCGCCGGTAACCTGAATCCACTCTCTGGTCATGTCATCCGCGACGGTTTGAACGCAAGTGCGAATCATGCCATTTTGCGCGATTTGCTGAAGGACACCATAGCCTACGAAAGATGTTGTAGGAAACTGTCCCAGCGCCATAGCGTGACCCGTGAGCGTGCTCTGTAACGCCGCTAGGCTAGCCTCAAACGCTGAATCATGAGCCATTGAGACGGCCTTGCTATCTTCCTCGTCTAAACCTTGTAACCCAAGGGTAACAGGCAACGAGGAAAGCGCTTTGACTTCATCCTCCGTTAATGTCTTCCCTTTGGGAAAATACGGAGCACTGGCGGCCTGAGCATAATCCACCACCCCGGCCCGTTTCTGCAAACCTAACGGGCGGTGTTTATCGTTTGTTTTTTTCTTCATTGCGTTAATCGAAAAAAAATGCCGCCCACAGGCTATGTAGGCGGCCTACTCATCCAAGGAGATAAAACTACTCAAAACCTCGGAGGCCGCTTCAAAGCTTTCAGAACATCCTTTGAGAGGATGTATGTTGAGTTATTTCTAAAGTAATTTAGACATTGACTGAGGGAGTCGACACAATCGTCGTGAGCTCCGGCTGGAAAATTAAGTAATTCGGCCTCAAATGCACCCATCCATGGGGTTTTCTTCGGATCCGGCAAGTAAACATTGCCAGCCTCAAAAAACGGCGTAATCGCGCTCGCACGGGCCTCCTTAGATTCCTTCGGAGTAACCGGAACAATGCCGCTGACGGTCTTTTGAAGTTCAGAGATAATCGCTGAGCCGTTGGCTTTGTCCTCAACGAGTTTGCGTAACGCCTTGGGCCACTTTTGCGCAAGAATGAGGAACATCTCGCGAGTTTTAACGAAGTCCCATTGACCACGGACCTGATCAAGCAAATAGAAATCAGCGCCTTTCTTGCCCCAAACCTGACCCACCACGTAGTCAGAATTCTTAGAGTCTTTAAACGTCATATCCCACGACGCCACGATCTGATCAAACTCAGGAGGCAGGCTTGATTCTGTCCAATATTTGAACCATTCGGCTTTGAATATGTTGCCTCCGTCCGGAATCGGATGCTGCTGATACAGTGCAGCCCAATCTCTCGATCCGACGGTTTTCTGAATCTTTTTAAGCTGCTCTAACGAATAACGTTCAGGATGCAGCGCCTCGCCTTTCCGCCTATGGATTTCATCATGCTCAGCAATCGCCGGGTAGTTAATGACCGTAAAGTTATCGCCCTGCCCTGTCCCCATGTTTTCGATGAGGCGCCCAATGAGATCGTCTAAGTGCCACCTCGTAGCCATGACGATCACACCTCCGCCCGGAGACAAGCGTGTATACGCCGTAGATGTGTACCAGTCCAAAATAGACTGTCGGACCGTGGCGCTATTTGCTTCCGCGCGATCTTTCACAGGGTCATCAATGAGTAGGCAGTCTGCGCCTTGGCCCGTAATACCGCCTCCGACGCCGCATGAGCGATAGACGCCGGCATAACCGACAATCTCAAATAAATCAGACGTTCGGATGTACGAACCTCTCGAGTCCGGACGGACTCGAGAGCCATTTAACGTAGTCTCAGGAAATATTTCTCTATATTTTTCGTCATCGATAATTCGCTGAACGTCACGATTAAAACGCTGTGATAAATCCGCGCTGTAAGACGTGGCAATGATTTGCAAGTCAGGATAACGACCAAAAGCATAAGCGGGGAAACGGCGAGAAACTAATTCCGACTTTCCGCTTCTAGGCGGGCAACAAATAATAAGCCTGGGATTTTTCTTTTGTATTACGTCATCTAAGAACTTATCCAATGCATCGCAGATTTCACGATGAACCCACCCCATTAGGTAATCAGGTTTAGTGTACGTAGTGAAATATGCGAGCGATTTACGAGCCTTAGCTAGTCTGATCTCCTGTATCGTTGGAAGCCGCATTCACAATACCCTCCAGCGCATCAAGCTGTTCTAATGACAACTTGCTTAGATCCAGCTGGTTAACTTTATCGACCTTGACCGGTTCACCGTCTTTTCCAGTGATCTCCTTCCTGTCAGTCTCTTTCCACCCACAGCGGCTTTTCATGTAAAAAATGGTCGCTGCCGGATTTCCCTCCCTAATGAGGGACATAAGTTTTCCGCCCACAAAAGCGTTTGCCTTAGCCTTTCCCTTTTTTATGGCGGTGGCAAAATTGGCAAAATCTTTTTTTCGATTTCTCAAGGTCCGATAACTGATCCCGAGCGCCAGAGCGATCTCTTCCTCGTTGTCACAAACCTGAGCCAGTTGTTCAACCTTCTCTAGGTCAATCTGAATGCGTGGACGAGTCCGCTTCTTTTGAACTTTTTCTTCCATGCCTTCAATCTGCCTTTGGTTAACTGGTCATATCAATGATCTTCTGGATTAAATCCTCAGGTCCGAAACTCTTAACGAAATCTTGAACCTGCTCTTTGTATTCGATCGGAATGGAAAGCGTCAGATTAAAGCTGTCTGCCTCAGGCTCTTCCTTTTCCGGTTCTTCCTCTTCTTCAGTTGCTTCTGTAGTTCCACACAACAAAGCGTTTAACTCTTCGTCTGAGAACCCTGTTATCGGCGCCAAATCTGTATCTTGCAATTCCTGCAGCTCAATTCTCAAGAGATCAATATCCCAACCGGAATTAAGAGCAATTCGATTGTCTGCGAGAATAAATGCCTTCTTCTGAGCCTTAGATAATCCGGCAAGTTCTATAGTCGGAATAACTTTCAATCCGAGTTTCTTAGCAGCCAGCAGGCGTCCATGTCCGGCAATTACTCCACCCTGTTCATCAACCAAAATCGGATTGTTAAATCCAAACTCCTTGATCGAACTGGTGATCTGATTCACCTGATCCTCAGAATGCGTCCGAGCATTGTTTGCATACGGAATGAGGTCATTGACTGACCTGTAGAGAATTTTTAGTTCAGATTCTTTCATAGCTTAAAAAAGGTGCGCCCAGCATTTTTCAGCCGAGCGCACTCCAACCAACCCCAAGGAGATAGTTTGTTAAGGCGGTTTTCTCCGCCATTCTCGTCAGGAGAATTAGAAGTCCAGCGGAGTGAGCATCTTCCCGTTGGGAATCTAGGCTTGCTGGATGTTGTAACTTGGTTTTATGAACAAGGATTAGACTGTTACTGGTTGATAAAAGGCCATGCAGCCAAAATAAAAAATAGGAATAGCCAATATGACACAGGAAACTCCGAACGAAGTGCAAAAAATAGAACCTCCCGAAGGGGCCCAAACCTTAATCAGCGGGTTACTACCTTTAGTAGACAGTGAATACAAAAAATTTGCTGTCGATATCTACGCTATTCAATTAGCCAATTGCCGTAATTACCTGTGGATGTTTTTTATTGTTATCTCTGCTTCTTTAGCTTTCTTTAAAGAATCGAGATTAGGTGATAGTTGCCTAGCCTTCATTCACGGGTACCCAGTATCGCCCTTTTTCATACCAACAATGATTTTTCTCATTCTGGCAATTGGGTGCTCTGTTTACGGCTTTTGGCTCGGAGTAAACATCTCCACCGGAACAGAATTTTGTGAGCCTCATTTCGGCTTACAAGATCGTCTTACAGACCTCGAATATGCTCAATTCAATCAATCTGACATCTATTCATTAAAGAGGGACTTGTTAGACGGACTTTGTGGTGCTTTAGAGAATGGCCTTGCACAAATGGAAAGACGTGCAAAGGATCTTATTCTTTTGGCCAAACTTTTTAAAGTAACTCTCATTTCATTTCTGATAACCATACTATTTTATGGAGGCTCGTATCTTCGATGAGTAACAACCTCAAAAATAATAAACCCACTCCTGGTGTAAAAGTTTCACCATACTCAAAAACTCAAGGACAAGGTTTAGCGCCTGCGACACAACGGAGAATCGCAGGGAACCGCTCCATTATGGGAACTCACAGAGTGCGGTGCGGCGACTCCAAGCCAAGATCTTAATCACTCAACCCCGTACAGCTCGCAACTGTCGGGGTTTTGCTTTGTTTGGTCTCAATAGTACATTCTTCTAACAACTACTGAAACAGAGAAATCAAAGGGCCAAACACCCCAAGATAATTGACAAAATCAACATGAAATTGATTGTCCGAAGTGCTTTTCCTCTCCTTTCGTGAATCACATCAAGTGCATTAATAGAACGTTGATATTGTCGAAGTAAATCCTTCTGAACAGATAAAACAGGCACGTCATCTGAATAGTGAGTATTTAACCATCTCACGTAATCCTTACAAATTCCGGAGGGATAAGCGGCTCCGCTTGAAAAGATTATCGACATCAGCAACGACGCAAACCCTAAAGCGGCGGAAACAATGGCCAGCCACATTCTCCAGCCTTGAAAGTAATCGTTGTTGAACAAGTAAAACAGGACGCCAAGGACCGCAACACAGAAACCTTGATAAAAGGCTAATCGTTTTGTTTGCTCTGGGAGCTCGGCGATAATTTTTCGATCCAGTTCTCCCTTAGCTGTTTCTAAGAGGATTGATGCCGTCTGGATATCGTACTTATTGGGTTCGGGCATAAAGGTTCCGTTGTTGGCCTCTTGAAAAGGCAACAGATAACAAAAAAGCCCCGAAATCGGAGCTCTTGAGATCGCCTGGCTTAGCGTTTGTGTCCTCTTCTCTTCGGACACACCGGTTCCTCCGCAAGGAACCGTCATCTTTAAGCCTCTAGGCGGCCTGGCAAACAGGCTTGAAATTGTCTACTTGTGACTATACACCAAAAAGAAGCCCCTCGCACTGGAGGGGCTGGGTTGATTAAAGTTTGATTATTGAGCGGTATGTGTCAGCGCCCAATGCTTGTAACAGTCGAGGTCTTTGACTGAAAACCCGAGATCGTCGAGCGAACGTTCAAGCTTCACAAGATTTAAATCGTTCACCGCGTCCCACAGCTTGCTTGCGTCCGGAACATCCAAAGCCTGCATGACCCGCATTGCCTGCATTAGAGGTTTTCTGAAAAGGTAGCGCTGGTAGTAGCAGAACGTTTGCAGAATCTTCAAAAAATCCGCGTCAACAACGTATCGTTGTCTTTCAGTCTTGGCAGGCTCAGAGGCTGGTGCTTCAGGTACGCTCAAGTCAACCGTTTCAATAAAACGCAGGCAGTCCTCGAATTGCGACTGTTTGAGTTCCGTGTAGCGTGGGATTTGGTAGCGTACCTTGATCGCGCGGTAGATCGTCTGATAGTACACAGCCGTTTTCTTTGCGCGTCTTGCCACTGCCTGTTGGATTGCAACCTGCTGCGCGTTGGTGATGGTGTCGGTTGATGTAACGTTGCCTTGATATAGTTTCCTTTCCATTGTATCAAAGGCATCGATATAGGCTATTTTGAACTTGAGAGCGACCTCACCAGTGAAACCCATCGCTAAAAGAACAAAACCTTTTCGGTCCATTCTGTAGGCAGGTCTGTTTTCTCCCTTTGCGTCCTTGACTTCAACCAGCGCAAAATTGCGCTCGTTAAGCGAAGGGGCCTGTTCTATAAGACTTCGGATGGATCGGAGGACATCTTTGTGGAGTTTGCTGAAGAGTTTGGCAACGTCTGTTGAAAGAGCTGTAACAGTGTTGTTCACAACAGAAACAACCGGTGCGGGAGCACAGATATTTTGAAATGACATTTAAGTCTCCTAAGTAAGTTTGTTGTCCTTACTTCCACCCGCCAAGATGGAGAGCAAGGTCTAAGGGTTGGCGGACCGCTACTTAGGGAACGGCCAGTCTTGCGACTGCCCTTAGCCTCACTCATTAGAGACTTCTTAAAGGACCTAACGATTCGTTAGGCCCCTGCAATCAGCCATAAAAAAAACGCCTCTCGGCGACTGATCGCCTAAGTAGTTCGGGCCGCCAAGCCCGCGCTGTTGTTCAACAGCGAGGTCAGTATAGCGATACTCCGAGAAAAAATAAATAGGTTCATCTTAAGAAACATTTTTAAGTGCCTGTTGAATTGCGACGGGTATTGCCGCTTTAATGAACTCCCATGAGAGGGATACGCCGCTTCTTTTTGACATTCCTTTGATTTTTTCCCAAATGGTTTTATCTCGCAAAGCGTCAAGCAAATCATGCCCTGACAGCGACATGTACACGCCTTGGAAATCCCAATACTCAAAACTCCCGTCCGAGTGTCGTGTTACTTGCCCGTTTTTAAGAATTCCCGCATCTAGCAAGATTTCAAAATGACCTAGTACAGTTTTAAGAGCTTTCTGCTTCTCGTCCAGCCTTTCCCACGGTGATTTACCCTCACCCCATATAGAAAGGCTATCCATATCCTGTAAAAATTCTTTAATCGTCTCAGCCTCAACGTGAGCGAGAATCGTTCTGATTAGATTCCAATCAAGTCGCATTTTTAACCTTCCTTTCGTTGATTTGTTCAAAATACCGAACTCGCAAAGCGAAAAATATCAAAGCGTCTTCAGTCCACCGATCAAGCTTTCTCCGCTTGATATTCCAGATTCTCTTTCCAGCCCTGCTCAATGAAGACTGGGAGCCAAAAACGTATAGCAGCACAATCAGTTTCGCTGTCCGGACATTCAAACCATGGGTTCCGATTGAGAGAACTTCGGTTCCCGGCGCCGAGAAGTTTTGCCAAACGAGGTTGAGGAAATCCGCGTCCCTCATGTCGACTTCGCAGGAGCTCAGGCCGTTTTCGCCATCATCTTCTGTGTAGTCCTCAGAAAAATCCGTCTTATTTCTCGTCAATGCGAGAGCTCTCTCTACTGCGTAGGCAATTGAGACGTTTTTAACAACGCGGTCACGATATGCCCGGCGCCAGTTGTCCAAACGAGGTCTGAGGTCATCAATGAGTTTTTGTTCTGTTTCTGTCATCCGAGAGCCCTCAAGTAGCTAAACATGCAGTAGAGATAAGTAATCCCGAGAGCCGACAGCCCAAAGAAATCCAACTTTTTCCTGAGCTTGTCGCGGTGCTCCAAAAAATCCGCAATCTTCTTAGCGACCCAAAGAAGGGCGAAGATTGCCATCACAGAATTGATCCACCAGAAAACAAATGCTTCAACGTTAAAATGCCTGTACATTCCAACCCCCTCCATCTTTCTTCGGTTTCGGCGTGACGACGAACAGTGGAATCGGACACTCATCCGAGCAAACCTTGCATTTAACTTTGCTGTCATCTGCAAAGATTTTCAGGGAACCTTTGACCTCGTGGAGTTCAAGAGATCTATCCGGACGCATGACCAGGAAGTCAGGCGTGTAGGAACAGCGATTTGAGGCAATCTTCCACGTGAGGCGCTCGAACCAGTATTTGAGAATTAGTCCAGCGTTTTTCTGTTGTTCCAAATAATCTCGATAAGCGGCCTCGGTCCGGTTCATTTCTCCGACTTTTAGCCTGCCTTTAGCTTGCAAAAACTTGTTCATTAAATCCCTCCCCTTATGGCATAGTTCAACCTTCGTCTTAATCGTTGTAAGAAAGCCACCCGCTTGTAAGTCATATTTACGTTCCATTCATGTGTCTCGAAATAAAGCTCGTAACCCTGCATTAGCTGAGAGTGATACGTTTTATGAATCGTGTAGTCGTCGAGCCCTAAAAATTCCTCGATCTCTTTAGGCGTTTTATTCAACGAAGCTAAACACGCAACTTCAAAACCTAGTTCTTCATGGTTCATTCTTTTCAATCCTCATGAAGGCGTTTTTTAACGTCTCTGAGCGATGATCTGCGCATGGGTGGACCAACGATCAAACCGAGAGAAAAACTCTCTCCTGCGTTGAATTTGGTCGTCTTGCGCGCGTTTGAAACGTGTGCAACGTGCGAAACTAATTGGATAGCACTCGCCCGGTGCGCGAGATTCGTGTAAACAATAGATATTCATGTCTCCGAAAGAGGCCTTTGGCGGTCGACGCTTATTCCCTTCCTTATCGACCCAATAAGACTCTGCAAATTTGCAGTACAGACAGCACCCGCTCATTCAGACTTCCTTCGGAAAGCACAAACGAAATCGACAGCAATAACCATCCCCAAAATCTTCAGGCTGTAATCAATGTTCGATCCTGAGTAGGCGAACCATGCAAAGTCGATAAGGCTTAAGACTCCACCGGATAGACCTACCAGAGCGAAGAAATTAAGGACATCAAAGTTCATTTCGTTCCCTGCCAAATAGCAACCGATCACACAGCATCCGAGCACGTACACGCAAAAATATCCAAAAACGTCCATGCTTTAACTCCTTTTTAACCGATCGGTTAATTTGGTTTCCTTACTGATCTGAAGCGCCGCCCTCACGAGTAGCCCAAACAGCACCAAATTGACGAACACGACCGGCGCCAAAATGATCATCAGCAACTGCCATGCACTTTCTGACATAAATCCTCCTAAAAGTACGGTTCAGGCGCCGGCTCTGACTTTGTTAAATCCAGCCATGGCCTCACCGGAACACGCGTCCAAGACGTGCAAAAATTCAGACTGGCGTTGTCTCTCCAAAGCTTGATGAACCCTTCCCAAGCTCCATTTCTCTGCTTGCACAGGTTCAAAACAAAATCGGGCTTGGTGTCATCGACATCCTTTCCCTCGGCCTTTTTCTGAATCTTGGAGATATCACGAGCCAACACAAAAACGTTGAATGCAATGTTGGTGATATTGGAGCTTCCCTTAATGGATTCTTTCGTCGCAGAATCAAACACCGAATAGGTTTTTGAACCGCCGTCTCCACGCTTTCGGCAATGGGCAACTACCACAATGTGGACGTTGTTGACCTTTGCAAACTCGACCAGCTTCCCCATAACGTAGTCGGTTTCTTTTTTGTCCATATCGTCTCTAACACACATCATCAGAGAATCGACAAAGAGGATGTTCGACTTGTAATCGTGGACGGCGGACTCCAGCAGCCGCAGCAGTTCATTAGGCGTAACTTTCCGCTGCAAGTCGCAAATTCGCATTTTTGAGGCAAATTGTCGAAAAAACAGATCGACATCCGGCGCTTCAATCTTTCGCTTGTCCTGACTGCAAACTGTTTGCATGAGCATGCGTTCAATCGTTCTAACCGGCGCCATCTCAAAAGAAGCGATGTACAGAGAGGCTCCGCAGGAAATTAGATGCAGTCCGATCTGCCCCAGCAAAAGAGATTTGCCGGAGCCGTTTTCACCGGCCAAGACCGTCAGTTCTCCCGGACGAAATTCAAAATCTATCGGACGCCCGACACAGCCTTCATTAGTCTGTGTGAAGGGAAGCGTGAACTTGGACACATGGGTCTTCTTCGCTTCCAAATAGTTCTGAAAATCGTTTTTGAACTCGAGAACATCTTTGTTGATGAAAAACTCAGGGGTCTTGCACGCCCTGCTCTCGTAGTCTGCGAGCGATGTTTCTATCTCGGCTCCTCCTGTCGGATCGCCCCAGTAGTCATCAAGCTCAGGCGAAACGCTTGTATTTTTTGGATTCATAGTCAAATTTCCACGCAATAAGTTGTTTGTTTTTGAACATCACCGAGACGACAACGGCGGCGGGTAGGGATTTGGGAATTTCGAGCATCCAACGACGGACGGTTTCTCTGAGCTCAGGCGTATCGTCCACATCGATAAAGTCGATCAGAACAGTCTTACCTCGGAGAAATTCGGCCTTGATGTGATTGGGTTCGTCGCAGAACGTAAACAGTATCGTCGGAACCTGAGGACGTCTTCTGGGCAGCACCTCGATTTCATCCTCATAAATCGCATCAGCTTGGTAGAGCTCTAGTTCGCTATCGGTTAGTCGAGGAAAGAAAACCAGCTGAGTAGTCGTAAAAGCATCAGGATGTTCGTAGAACGTTCTGCCCTGATCATCTCGAACAACGGCGGCAGCGGCAAACATCATTTCTGCTCCTTATGGTTCGGGAGGTCCTTAATGTCGAATGCATTCATTCCTGCATGGAGTTTTTCGATGAACATGTCTCTAGCACCGATCGAATACGTAACGGGAGGCAGTTCTTTGTTGTATTCAGCCGCCGTGACCCACACCGCATTGGGATTTTTCCATTCGTCTTTGACGTATTCCGCCTTAAAACCAGTCCATCCTTCCGCCAAAACTCGCTCGATTGCCTCGGTCATGGTCCATCCTGCTTTTTTACATTCGGTCTGCATGAGCTTGAGGGCGTACGAGTTGAACGGCTTTTTTATCGCCTTGCGATGTGCAATGAAATCATTCCAACGGTCAATGGGAACGTCATCGGGTTTTTGAAGTGCAGACGATTCATTTTTGACTTTTCCGCCTTTTTGAACCTTTTCCGTTTTGGAAACAGTTAGCTGAGTGTCTTTCTCTTCTTCTGCATTCAAAAGCGGAAGTTCTTCCTCTGTTGGATCGGTTTTTGAAAAAGAAGGTTTTTCAGATACACGCCCCGCGAAACTGTTAGCCAGCTCCGGTTGTTTTTCTTCGGTTTCGGTCGTATATATTTCTCCTTCTCCTTCTCCTTTCTCCTGCTCCTGGATGCGGGATGGTTGCTCGTTGGCATGCGACATGGCATCCCTGATGGCTTGTAATAAGTCATTGGGGATGGCTTTCTTCATGCCATCGGAAAGCCCGTCAATAAAGGTTTTCAGCCCCGCCACGTGTTTATCTAAAAGATCGCATTCAGGCATTAAATCGATCAATTCCCGCCAAGATTTGAATGCATTTGGAGAAGATGGCGCGTTGTATCTCAGGAAGTTATTTATGACCATCAAACCTGCCTTCTCATCTGCATCAATCATCCCTTTTAGGATGGCTTCTCGTATGGCATGCGACATGGCATCGTTTGACCATCCCAATTCATCGGCAAGGTTTGACACTCGTGTTCGAATTGTTCCTATCTGAGTAGTATTCGGATGGGTTAAAAGCAGAATGAAAGCGAGTTTGCCGTTATCGGACAGCTCCCTGAATTTTCTGTCGTTCCATATCCGGACATCTATTTTTCTAAAGCGAGCCATATTGACTCCTATCGCGCGCATGCGAATAAAGACCCAAGCCGACCTTGAAAGAAAGTTCAAAACTCATAGCTTCGAACCTCTCACAACAAACCAGGCAAGGTCCGGCCTCAGGTCTTCACATCTGACCTGCCGATTAGTTACACATTCAATCAACAAACACTTGTCGGCGGGAACCCGCTGGATTCCTTTCTTCCATTGAGTGATAAGTACAGAAGGAACATTGATTTTTCGTGCAAGCGCTGCACCCGAACCTCTTCCTTCTTTCTTCAAAAATTCATTGAGCTTCATATTTGTGTTTCACTTATATTTTTAAATAAGTGTAACACTTATATTTTGAAATTGGCAATTTAATATTTCACTAATAGGAGAAGTTGTTATGCGAAGTGTTAATGACGTGAGAAGGGAGAATCTGGTTGTTCTAAGAGAGCGCTTCAAAACAATTGCAGGGTTAAATCTTGCCCTTGGCAGAAGCAAAACAGATTCGACTATTAGCCAGATTATTAATGGAGTGAAGGACACAAGGAGCGGGAATCCTAAAAACCTAGGAGATCGCCTTGCACGTGATATTGAAACAAAACTTTCCCTGGGGTATGGATGGATGGACGTTGATCATGCCAATGACGCATTCCCAGAACAGGACGATTTAATTTATCTGAGACGTGTGAATGTCCAGGCTTGTTGTGGGGAGCGTGGAATTCAGAACTATGAAGACGAATCATATGTAGATCTGATAGGCGTTTCCCCTGGTTGGTTTCACGACAACATTAGCCAAATAAGGCAAAACGGTTATGAAATTATTACCGCTTCAGGCGATTCGATGGAACCAACTTTGAGAAACGGAGATCTAATTGTTTTAGATAGATTAGACACCGAGATTACAAAAAGGGACGGAGTTTTCTGCGTTCTGATAGACAATGATCTGTATTTAAAACGAGTGCAAAAAGTTCCTGGATGCCTGATGTTCATTTCAGACAATAAGCTGTACCACCCATTTGAAATACCTCTTTCTGAAGTGAACTCACGTGTTGTTGTGATTGGAAGGATGGTTAATTCTTTGAATTTAAAGCGTTATGACTAATGATTTTCTTGGAGTGAATATGAAAAAACTGTTTTTATTTGCGATTGCCGTATCAATGCTTGCATTGGCTGGCTGTAAAACTGAAGTGTTTGCGCCTGTAAGTTACTCGGAAATTTTCGGCGATCCAAAAATTAAGATGGGAGGTTTGGCTGTTGAGGTTCCATCCTGTTCCGACTCTTCAAAAAAATTTGAAAGCAGCAGTGTGATCGAGGCAAAGCAGAAAGTGCCTTATGTATTCCCGAAAGCAGAATATGTCAGATGCGACCGGAAAGGGTTTGATTCGTTCGCGATCTTTTGGGTGCCTTTTCAAGTTGGCGGAACACGCCAAGACTGCAAAGATGATCAAGTTTGTGTCTATAAATCAAGGAATAACCAATTTGCGAATGCCGTAATTGGCACAGAAATTCTCAAGAAAGCCAAGGAACTAGGAAAAATTGACGGAGACGATCTTCGCTTTTATTTGGGTTTCAACAACGATTCTGGACGTGACCTAGATCTGTGGTTTTATTCTGCCTATGTAGATGGGAATCCAGGAGTATTCAAGGATTACATCATTAAGAAAGATGCCAAGGATGTTGAAATCAAACTTAGCAATGTCAGTTCCAGCACTTTGCTTACAGGATCTTACGTGAATATGTTTAGGGATTTCAATAGGCCAGAAACAAAGACAAAGTAAACATTCCGATACCTTCTAAAACCGTCCGACAGTGGGCGGTTTTTTGTTGCCTAAATAAAACACTAATAAAAACTTTATAAAATATGTGCGTTTCACACTTGACTATATATAAGTGTTGCACTAATATATCTACATCAATCAATCGTTCTTTAAAAGTCCTTCTGAAGATTGTCAGGAAGGAAGCGTTCCTAAACACCGAGTAAAGCGAAAGGTGCACGGGGCAACAGGCGGCAAGTGAATTGCGCCAAGCATGGGGATCGAAAGAAAACCAGCGGCAGAGAGAATGCTGAAAGTGTCAAACGTTAAAGTCGTGTAGCACCGGTAGGGGCCGTTCAGCGAAGACAGTTCACAAACACAAGCGCCTTCTTTGTCACTCACCAAAAGACGAATGATCTTTAACTCGGAGGGCGCTTCTGTTTTTTAGGAGACAGCGCGATGAACAAAGAAATCTCCCTTCTTTCGCAAACATATAAACTGCTCAGCAATGCGGCGCCGCCTCAAAACGAGACGGCCGCACGCGAGTTTTACGAGGGTTTGAAAGCTCTTGAATATGCTGTCTGGTGCTTAGAAAACTCTCAAGCAGTTGCTATGGGTTCACCCAAACAGGTGATACGAATCTTCCCACAGTTTTATCTTGTGGAGCGCTCTGAGGAGGTACATACCTTCCTTCAAGAATTTGGACATTGGTTATCTCAGGAGCCTCAAAGATGCAGCACGATCTGAAACTTGTTCACGATAGCGACTGCGCCGTCAACAATGAGCCGGCCTTTCCCGCCGGCCCGTGTGACTGTGGAGCAGAAGCTAGAGCTCGGCATCAATACGTGAGAATGCTGGGTCAGATTTTTTATAAAAAGGTGGCTCGCTGTAAAAATGCTCTTCGGTTAAGACTAGTCCTTGGATTTTGTCGATCCGAAAAAGCCTCCAGCAAGGGACTGTTCCTGAATGCGTATCTCCTTCTATTTGGTACCCACGAACGGCAGGCATTCCTGCGGTGGTGTAGCCGAGTGTCGCGCATTCAACGACTCTATCCAGACCATCGTAGTTAAAGGTCACGAATCTCATCTCCTTTATTGCAGAGACTAAGACAATGTAATTATTGATGACATGCATTTTTCCTCCATTGGTTAATTGAGTGTTGACAAATTGATTATCCCGCGGAGGTGGCGGCTCGGAAAGACGAGCACCATCAAGACCATCTTCATAAGCTCCCCAGGCTTTTACCAATAGTTGTTCCAATACAGCGCTTAGGGGGACTCCGAAATGTGGTCTTTTTTATACAGGCCGAACTAGGAAGTCGAATTATTAGGAGAAAAACATGTTAGCAACGTATGAACGTAAAAAAGTTACTGAGTACACGTCGTTTAACTATGAATTTAAGGTGTTTTATAAAGACGAATACGTTTGTGATCTTTTAAAAATAGGGCGTCACGAATGGGCGTTTTCGGCATTTCAGAGTTGCGACAAACTCGAAGGCCTTCAAATGTTTCTTTATAACAAGACTAGTTGGGAAACCTTCAAGAAAAAAGAAGAAGCAATCCAGCATTTAGAAAACGTTCTCGCCGCTTACGAGTCTGGCGAACGGTCAGCTTAATCAACCCTCGAACTATTAGGAATTTTCTAATAGTTCACATAAACAAGTCCCCTGCGCTGTTTTCTTAATTAACTGTTAGTGCCAGTTTTTCAGCGACGGGGACTTTTTTATGTGGTCTTTATTACATGGTTTTATTGGAGAGAAAAAATGATCTTATTACCGGACGAGCAAAAAAAGCTCTTTAATTGCGTCATCGACGATCTTCTAAAAGAACGCGGGTCGGCCCTTTACTTAACTGATGCTCTTGCTTATGCCGAGCGTGCTGTGGTTTCTGCCCTGCTCAGCGGCAAATCCGAGATCACGCTTGATCTTGGTCACGTTGTCCAAACTGCAGAGGCCCAACGGGAAACTAAGGCGCTCTTCAAGGAATATGCAGCGGATTTCATCTGTGGCCTTGGGATGGAAGCGATTGATAAAGACATCTACCCCGACGTTAAAAATTAAAAGTTTCTCTCCTCTGCCCCGCCAGCTTTCCTCCTTGAGCGGGCGGGATTTTTTTAACAGTTTTGAACCTGCGAAAGGGATCTTTGCCCGGAGTCCGTCCCCTCGTTTGTCGATTGAGAGGTACTTCAAGCGGGAATAATCAGTAATTGGGCAACGGTTTTGGTTTGAGACCGCATATAGAAATTACTGATCGCAGGTTCGTCCCAATCTCGAGGTTGCCATGAATAAAAAATTTGATGATCTGCTTGAAAACACCGTTACATGCTTTCTATGCGCTGTGGTTGGTTTTTCACTGGCTTTCTTGATCCTGGATTTCATTTTTAGTGCTACTGCCTTTCAGAGGTGGCTGCTATGCATGTAACTCCGAGAACTTGCCCGGGCCCTGGGGACCTCTGGCAAATGAGCTGGCAGGAAGAAAAACGGCAAGCTGAATATGAGCGCCTGGTTGAGAAGTTCTTTGAGAAGTACATCCCAGAGTACTGCGATGAGCACATCAACGAGCTTGCTGAAAACGGTGAGGATGAAAGACATCCTGAGATTGAACCGATATTCGACGAATATCTGGAGGAAAACGAATGGCATTAAAACTCACTAAGAGAGAGAGAAGGCGCCTCTACTACCTCGAGCATCAACAAGAAATTAAAAAGAAGTGCAAAGAGTATTACTACGCGAAAAAAGTAAAACCTAAAAGGCAGAGAAAGTTGCCTCCACAACAGGGTCCCTTCTCTGCCTTATTTATTGGAGTAGAAAATGACTAATGAAGAACGTACTGCCTGGTTAAATGAACGACGTAAAGGTATTGGCGGCTCAGATGTTGCTGCAATCATTGGACTGTCACCATGGACAACCCCTTTAGATATTTATGAGCAAAAACTAGGCATAGCTCTTCCGTCCGAAGAAACGGAGGCCATGTACTGGGGCACAGCTCTTGAACCCGCCATAAGACAAGCGTATTCCGACAAAACCGGCTATTTGGTAAAGAAGCCGGAAACCGCTTTTGTCCATCCTAAGTACAGTTTTATGCGTGCCAATCTTGACGGCATAGTTCTAAACGACAATCGAATTGCTGAGTTTAAGACCGCATCTACATCCAAAGGATGGGGTGAGCCTGGCACAGATGAAATTCCTGACTACTACTTAACCCAAGTACAGCATTACATGGCTGTCACTGATCGTCCAGTGTGTGATGTTGCTGTATTAGTTGCCGGTAGGGACTTTTCGATATACACCGTTGAGGCCGACAAGGAACTTCAAGAACAACTAATTGAGATTGAAGCTGAGTTCTGGCAAAAGGTAGAAAAAAGAACTCCTCCAGAACCGACCAATTACGAAGAATTTCAAAAGATCAGAAAACAGAGATTCCCCGAGACTGGCAGCATTGAGGCGGACTCTGAGGTAATTGAAATCGTTAAACAGTACTTAGATGCTGACGCAGAGGAAAAAGCAATCACTGAAAGGATCAGCGGACTGAAACAGAAGATCGCTGAGCTTCTCGGAGATAACAATGCATTCACTCTGAACGGCAAAAAATTGGTTTCCTGGAGACGCGGAGCAACCTGCAAACGATTGAATCAAGCATCTCTCAAAACCAAGTACCCACAGATTTTTGAAGAATTTGCAACGGTGTCTACGAATTCACCGTCCTTAACTTTTTCCAGAAAACTTCTTTCTGCATAACTAAGAGGGAAAATAAATCATGAACGAACTTACAGAAAATACTTTCTCTGCCCCCGCAAATCCATTCAGGCCCGCTAACTCGACTCAAACAAATTCCGTTGAAATTTCAGTTCCTCACGCCGGAAATCCTATTGCGGCGCAAGAACAAGCTAGAGCCATTGCAGAAGTTCAGGCTGCAATGGTCGTCGCTCGAATGAATCCCCGTGATCCAATCCACGCTATGGATTTAATTCTCAATGAGTGCACAAGATACTCTTTGGCTGAAAATGCGACTTACTTTTATCAACGCGGAGGGACTGCCATTACAGGGCCGTCGATTCGCTTAGCTGAAGTGATTGCTCAAAAATGGGGAAATATTCAGTATGGAATTAGGGAACTTTCCCAAAAGGATGGAGTTTCTACAGCCTTAGCTTATGCATGGGATGTTGAAACAAATACACGGCGCGAGGTTCAGTTCCAAGTTCAACTTAAGCGGGATACAAAAAAAGGCTCATACGCTCTGACTGAAGGAAGAGATATCTATGAAGCGGTTGCTAATTTTGGGGCCCGCAGACTACGTTCATGTATTCTCTCGTTGATTCCGGGAGACGTTGTCGAAGCAGCTGTGCAACAGTGCCAAGTCACTTTGAAAGCCAATGTTGACATGACAAAAGAAGGACTAAATAGAGTGCTCGTTTGGTTTGAACATTTTGGTGTCACAAAATCTCAAATTGAAAAACGTATTCAGTGCCGCTTCGATTCAATACGTCCTGCGCAGGTTGTTAGTTTAGGAAACATACTACGCTCAATTCGTGAAGGAGCCTCGCAGGTATCAGACTGGTTCGTGCCGGAAGAAGAAACTAAAGTCACTGAAGAGAATAAGGGTGGAAACGAAGGACTTAAAAAGGTTTTAAGAAAAAAACAGCAAGCCGCTGAACCTACACAGGCCCCACAAGAAGTACCTCCTGAACAGGTAGGAGAACAGGAAGAGGCGGACCAAACACCTGAAACTAAGGCCGCTCAGGAGGCCACTGCATGAGCAAGGTCGAATTCCTGTGGCATGACCACGAGTGCTACCTTGTGAAACTGGACGGACTCACCATCGGCACCCTGTACAAGAAGGACAGCACGACATGGACAATGCGTCCCGATCTCATTGATGATCCTGCCCTGCTCACATATCTGCTCGATTCGTTCAGCACTGAATTTTGGGACAAGCTGCGGGAAGCCAAGTGTGAGGTTAAGAGGGCTCTCCTGCAATACAAATCGAATTAACCATGAGCCCTGCGAGAGCGGGGCTTCTCTTTTGAGGCCAATATGCAGTTCGAATTCATCGATTACAGCGGCTGCTTTCCAAACCTGTGTGCGGGGAAGCTGACATTTAAGGCAGACGGCAAACAATATGCGGGCTATGTAGACATAGTCTCTGGCGGAGATGTTTGGTTTGATGATCGCTGGAGTGAGCATGTTGAAGAGGGGCCATGGACGGATGTCTCGGGGCCTCTATTAAAAAAGAATCCAGAGCTACTGGAGCACAAAACCGAGCTCCTAAAAATGATTAACGAGAATGTACCTCTCGGCTGCTGTGGCGGCTGTGTGTAGGAGGAAAAAGATGTGGAAGATTAAAGATCCGGAATTAAAGCGCAAGATGAACCAGTTCATCTCAGATGAAGGCATTGACGAGGTATGCAGAAATGAGATGTCGGATTCTTCTACCTACATATTTTTTTCATTTGAAGATGATGCTATTAACTTTCGCATAGACAAAAGTTATTTTGAAGAATTTCCCAGAAACATGCTGGACGTTTGGCAACCTTTCCCAGAGGAGAGACCTCTAGAAAACGGAAACTACTTAGTAACGCGGCTAATGAAAACAGACACGGGCGTGACGGTTAGATTTCTTGATTTTGGGAGATTTGAATTCGGCAAATGGGCTTTTAAGAACGATGTTATTGCTTTTTGTAAATTGCCTGAGCCTTACTTTCCGATGGAGAAAAAAGCATGAAGTACCAATATCGATTCAAAGATAAATCGCTTGAACAAGCGTTAAATGTTATTTACGGAGAGGAATACGTAGAAGATCAAGTAAACAGGCAAATGACGAATACAACGTCATACATTTGTTTCGATTTAGATCATAGTTCTACTACGATTTCTAAAGGAGAAATCGCTGAAATTAAAGAATACGACTCAGACGACTGGAACCCTTTCCCGGAGGTTAATCCTCCGGAGTGCGGAGAGTACCTCGTGACATTTGAAGATGAGGATGCGGATTACGTGCAACAGAACTATTTCAACAATCTAGGAAAATGGGAAACCGCACATTCTGATGTGATTGCTTTTAGGGCCCTCCCCGCCCCATATCAACCGGAGGCCAGAAAATGAAACTTGAACTTGAAAACACTGACAATCCTCGAAATCACCAGTTTGATGAACTGGATCAAATAATCGTTCTTTTAAACGATCCCGAAACTGGTGAGCAGTTCTGTCAACTACCTCGGCCTCAAGGCCGGGCTTGAAAAAGCCTCTAGTTGACTAGCCTCAGGCCGTCGTTTGGCGGACTACGT